CCACCAGCTCCACCACCAGAACCACCACCAGAACCACCACCAGAACCACCACCAGAACCACCTGCACCAGAACCACCTGCACCAGAACCACCAGTGCCTGTATTCAAATATCCTTGACCTTGTCCGAGTGATGTAAGGATGTTATTATATGCGGTGTTAGTAGTCGCATTTCCTTGGCTGTCGTAATAGGTCGCCACACCTGATTGAGTAATGAAATAGGTGGTAAGTATGCGTTTTCGCATTTCTTTAGACACCAATGTGTTTGTATCCACGGTAAGGAAGGTATCAATTCGCTGTGGAGTAATTGGAACGGTTGCAGGTTTGAAAACGTCATTGAAGAACTTCTCAATACTTGGTGTCAATAGAGCACCAGCCTTTTCTTCTAATTTGTCTTTGACTTCTTTGAGTTTAGCCTTTTCATCATTGGATAAGCCTCCCTTATTGATTAATGCATCGTATACTGCACCATTGGTAGGGTCTTGAACTTTCATATTGGTCATGAGATACGCTTGGTCGGCATTGTTAAGCATTCCAAAGACTCGAATCTTATCATCTTTGTCATACGGTGGTGCTTGAATACTTGGAGTTGCTTCAAATCGTTCACGGACCAACGTCCATGCGAAGAGGACTGCTGCAATCAGTAGGAAAATCCATACTTTCTTCATTGTTTCTACACTACATTTTTAGCACACTCCTCTCCCTCGCAGACTCCGTAAAACTGTCCGCTATTCCAGCTTGTTGAATTATCACTCCAATCTCCTTCGCGACGAGGTTCACTTTGTGGAACAGGACTGTACTCACCTTCAGGTAACCTTCCTCGTCGAGTATCAGACGGTGTATAGGTTAACTCCGTGCGTGTTCGCACTTCATCGACACCCATACTGGGTTGAAGATTCTCACCCTTGAAACCGGCTAGAGCTCCCGTAGTGACTGTTTCCTTTTTCTCGCGTTCAGCTGCAGTTCCAGTTCGATCCACTGCAAATCCTGCCGTAATAATCTTACGAATCGATTCCTTATCAACCCCGGGATTGGTCACCGCATCTGCAAAGGTTTTGACTTCAGTATCTTTGATAAACACGGTTGGGTTGGCTGTGCGTGCAGGCTTGTAGATTTCATCGTAGAACTTCTGAAGCACTGTCAAATAATCATCATCATTCCCTCCAATCGGGGCTTGTGTATCAATCTTACTCAACCATTCTGAGTTTCGTGTTGGACGCGCACCTGGTCCTTCAATCTCTACATAGTGTTCGCGCACTCGCAAGAGTAACAAGAGTAACACTCCAATCCCTAGAAGTATCCAGAGTCCCATTGTTTATTGGACACTACAATTCCACGAAGTCTCTGGACCTTGGGGGACCGATTGAACCGCAGGCTGTTTTCCACGAAGTTCTTGGCGAGTCTTTTCAGCGCGATCCAAATCATAATCTCCTCGTGCAATCGAAGCTTCAGACGATTGAATACCTTCCCACGCTGGGGACATTGCAGAATATTTGGCTTGTGTATTTGGGTCGCGAACTTGAAACTCTAGAAAGCCAGTAGTAGTTGTGTTCTTTCCAGGGAGGTATCCCTGTGTATAGATAGGGTCAATGGATGGACAATGTGTTCCTTGGGTTTCGAGTGCTTTGGTATACTGTTCGTAATCCGCGAGTGTTTTGAACGGACGGACTTGTCCTGTTTTCACAGAGTGACCCTCCCAAGAGCGGTCTACTTTTTGTTCTATCCGAGTGATACACGCCATTTTCTAGGTATCCATATAAATGTCTCGACGAGTTGCCGTGGTGTATTTCTTTATGATCGGCTGTCCTCATTGTGAAGCCATGCGACCCGCGTGGAATGACGCGAAGAAACAATTGAAAAATATCAAGGTGGAAGAGAAGGAAGCCAATCAAGTGGGCATGGACGATGGTGTCCAAAGCTTCCCGACCATTGTGGTCCGCAAGAATGGCAAGGAAGTAAAGCGTCTAGAAGGAAAGAGAAACTCTGCTAAAGAAATCATTAAAGAATTAGGCTTGCGCAGGAGTCGGGGCGGCACCCACAGACGGAAGGGGAAGTCCAGTCATCGTACCCTTCGCAACAACAAATCCCTCGCTTAATCCTTTTTGATTGGTTCGTTGTCCATTCTTACCAAGAAACTCTAGGAATCCTGCATGATCATCGGCAGGCACGGCGTGGAAGTTTCGTTGAGACTGAACTAAATCAAACACATCTGTGGTATCCATGTAGATATTGGATGTCTGTGCGAAGGCTTCATTGACCTTGTCACGGACATTCACATCGGTAATTTCGGCTGCAGGAGGTCGCTCTGGATTGTCCACAATGTCCGTCAATTGAGGATTCATGAACGGGTTGTCGGCGGTTGGCATAGAGGTTTCAGTTCCAGTGTATCCAGAGACAACAGGTCCAGATGCAAATCCTTCACCGAGAATTGTCTTGGCTTCAGGGAACACAGATTCTAATAGAACGGTAGCGGTCATGACGACAGGCACTAACAACAAATACCATGCATCTCGTGAAGTTAATAACAATAAGACAGATAAATACACTGAAAAGCGAACCACTGCGTTCAGTGACGCTCGGACGGGCATGGAAGGTTGTGGGACGAACTTGTACCAAGTATCCTGGCTAAATAGAATACTTGGTTCCGAATACCAAAAAGGTTCAGTCATCTCTTACTTTGAACCACGGGTTTTTTGTTCGTGCTTTCTCTGTAGTCGTGCCAAAATCCTAGCTCGACGCGCATCGGGATGATTCGAGAGAATCTGCTGTGCAGTGTTTCCAGTCGTGTTGCCCGTATCTTCGCCGAGGACGGCTTGATTCAAAAACTTACCAAAGGATGATTGGAACTTGGCCCGAATTCTTTCAATGTCTCTTCGCAGTTCATGTTGATTGAGTTTACCGGTTCGGATCTTCTCTTGCAAAACATCTCGAGCACGAACCATAATCTCGTTCAAGATTTCACTCTGTTGAGGGTTTCGCAGCATTTGAAGCAATCGCTCGGGGTCTTCGAAATCTACATTCAAGTCTTCAAGGTTTACAGCTTGAATGATGTCGCCGACCAAAGAGACCAATCGTGTGCTCATGATGAGTTCAAACATTTCAGACATGGAAGATTGAGTCTCCTCATCTTCCAAGATCTTCTGAACTTCATCGGCTTGAGCTACACTGCCTGGAATAGCTCCCTTCATCGCTTCCATCACTTTCGCAAACTTCTCTTTGGGGTTTCCGTGGAGGAGTGAGTAGACGAATGCCATCTGCACTTTCTTCCAGTTGTCGTCGGACGGTTTCCACGCAACCTTGATTCCGGGAAACAATTCAATTTCTTGAAACAGCGTATCATCACGCTTCACTACACGCAACAGATGAGGGAGAAGAACGGTCTCAATGTGTTGAAACAGTTCTTCGTTCGCTCGAAGTTCAGGATGTGCCTCTTTGAAGATGGCTACAAGTTTTCGTAGATGCTCCATTTATTAGTGTTGACTATATGTTCTCTAAGCCTTATTACCGCCACGACTTTCAAACTGGCTCATTTGTGCATCGGTCAAGCATACGCATCCAGTGTCACTGGAGAAGGGGCTTGGGCAGCAATCGGCAGAGATACGATTGTCTTGGAACTGGAAGAGTTCTTGATCGTTTGCCATATCGTATGGCTTCTCAGACAATGGTTTAGGTTCAGAGCCTAATAAGGGTGAGACTCCATCGAAGCCTGCTACACTACCACTGTCTTGACTCTTTTGCATGTCGAGGGGCATACCACGTTCACGCTGCATGAATCGTTCCTTTCCATCCTTTGGCTCCTCAGATGCCTTGGAGGGGGCGGGAACCATTGAACGAGCAAAGTATCCGGCTAAGAGTGCCGCGAGGAAAAAGATGAGAACTGCTAGTGTCTTTCGCATTATCTGTTACAATGGAAAAAATCAAAATGGATTCTTGAAAGTCATGGAAACTACTTTCATCCCAAAATGAACAGCTACGATTCCATGTCCCTCGTCGACTTGAAGAAGGTCGCCAAGACCCGACGCATCAAAATGTACTACACCAAGAAACACCACGAACTCATCCGTCTCCTCTCTATGCCCACCTTACCTGAATCCTTCACCATTGAAAAGTATACCATCGTCCAACTTCGCCAGCAAGCCAAAGAACGCAACATAGCTGGTATTTGGAAACTCACTCGTGAACAGCTCGTCAACCTCTTATACCCCCTTCCGCAAGAGCATCACCAAGATAATCACAATACCCATGAACATGATAGCCCACAGACCCAAGATGGCGACCAAGTACGGGAACAAGAAGTCAAATAAATAGTTGAATAAAGGAGCTACAACATTGGAATGAAACGCCAACTGCACCTCGGGGGTCTTCACTCGTTCTAACATATCGTTCAATAAAGATTCGATGAGTTTACTCATTGAAATTTGTCTGATAACCTATATAAACATGAAGCTAAATCAGACGAAAATGATTCGCCTCGGAGCCGTTGTTGCAGGAGTTGCTGTGTTGTATGTTCTTTTTACTTCGTATTCAGGTGCGAAGGGTGCAGTTTTGGATAGGGCCGAGGAGCTCGGAGGCTCTGGCTCCATGGCACCTTCTTCCAACGGTGGTCCTTACATGAGCATGCCACACGGTGTCGCTGGTAACGCCACCTCTGTCTCTGGAATGATTCAAGGACGCACTCCTTCCTCTCAACAGACCTACCAAGAGTCAAACTTGTCTTCTTCTGAGCTTCTCCCCAACGGCAAGATTGGTGCCGACTGGGCTGCAGTCAACCCTGTAGGCGCCGAGGACCTCAAGGGACAGAACTTCTTGCAATCCGGCTACCACAGCAACATCAACATTGTTGGAATCAGCCAGACCAAGCGTAACCAGAGCTACGACATCCGCTCCGAGTTACCCAACCCACAGTCCAAGGTTGGTCCATTCTTGAACACAACCATTGACCCGGACCCGTTCAAGGCCTCTCGTGCCGTCGAGGGACTCACTGCCTAAAACCTAACTAGTAAATAATGTTCCCTCTCGCTGCCGGTGTAGGTGTAGTCGCACTCGCATACCTAGCCAATCAAGGACCCGGTAACACAACTCGTATGAAAGGCCCAGATGGGCATGAGTACGACATGCAAAACTTACCTGACAAGCAATCTGCCGTGAAACTCATGTCCGAGATTCGGGCAGACCTCGTGAAGTTGTATACCTATTACAAAGAGACCCCTGGATTAGACCAGGACCCACCGATTGGTCGATTCGTCCAACGCTTCACACCCGATGTGTTTATTGAGAACGAAATGAGTTCACCCGACACATCCTATTCGGAAAACAAGGGACAGAAAATCGTAGTCTGTTTGCGTGATAAAACCAAGCCGCCCAAGTATCCACTCGTCGATAAAAACACAATCATGTTTGTGATGCTTCACGAAATGGCGCATTTGATGACCGAGACCATCGGACATACGCAAGAGTTTTGGGCGAACTTCAAGCTAATTTTGGGAGACGCAGTAAAAGTCGGCATTTACCATCCAGTGAACTACTCGCATACACCCACACCGTATTGCGGAATGATGATTACAGACTCGCCCATCTAGTTAGAAACAAATCCGATTTCTTAGTAATGAAAACCGTCCCCGTCTTTGGGACTTTACAGCCGGTCCGTTTCTATGAGGATGACAGCATTGAAACCGTTCGGCAAATTGTGGCGTTGCATGTAGCGTCGCATCCAGACCGCCTCTTTATTGAAGCCAAGACGAACTTGCCCAAAGACTATTATTCCACGAATCCAGTTCATTGGACCAACTTGTTTTTGCGTTTGTCCTTGGATGGAAAGCGAATCACACAAGACCGATTGAAAGTCTATTTGACCGAGATTCGTGTTGGAACTGGTGTGACCGAACGAGAAGTGACGCGAGAAGAGTGGGAGGACCATGAAGAGTTTCTGCAACCCTTGTTCGACCCACCGACCGATTTCGACGAGTGGCGTATTCTAGGTGTGGATGAAGTGCATTCGTTTGTGATGCCTTTACCACCGAGAGACATCCCACTTCAAGCAGCGTCTCGTCCGATTCCACAAACACAGAGTTTGTTTGAAACCTTACATCCTTACGAGGTGTCTGAACTTCGTGCAACGGCTCTTTCACCCGACGCATCGCCTGGAATCAAGTTGAACTACTTTCCTCGTTTCAAACCCGATACACCTACGACCATTGAACCTTTGCGTTCTTCCATTGAAGCATCCCAAGCACAACTTCAACGATTGCTTGACTTGGACACACCCAAGCATGAAACAGTGTCAATGGTTCGTGCGAAATGGTACATTCCTTTAGTCTCCACAACCTTTACAGCTCCACGCACACGATTCGAACAAATCTTCTATGGAATGACTGTGAATGAAGAGACACCGTATATTGGCTACTTCACTGCAAAGACTGAAACGGTGCGTCACAAGTTTTACTGCCCCGACTCCAAAGACAAGAAGCCTCTGTTGGATGTCTCCATGTGGAAAGGATGGTTCAACAATACACAGCCTCAACGCCGTATTCCCACACTTCTCTTGTATCGTGGAAGTTCACGCACTTCTTTTGAACGGATTGCCATTACCGACCGTGATATTACCGTAGATGTGCGTCGTGAGAAAAACTCCAAGGAAACACTGGATGAACTGAAAGCTAAATCATTAGAATGGTTGAAGACGTTGGATGCATTAACACCGTTTATGGTCCAAACTGATATTGACGCATCACGCTGGGAGTTGAGTGACTTGTCTGTAGTGGCTACCTATGCAAAAGAGATTCGGGAATTTGATATGCTTCGATTTCCATGCTTGCAAAGTGTCTTTGGATTTCAAACCGATACCTTCCGTCTTCTTCGAGCCGAACATACGTCAGATAACATTACACCTCGAGAACTCCAAGCACTTCAAGTCTTGAATCAAGAAGACGCACTTCAAACCGCAGAGTATTTGGCTGAAGAGTTGAACATTCCACTCGATGAAGCAGGTGAGTTGTTAGTCTCCGTCCAAGAGAGAGCTGAAGAAATCAACTTGGAGAAGTCTTTGCGTGCGTATCCAACCATTCGATTTTCCAATAAGGAAGTCATTCTTAAGTTTGTCACCAACTTGGAACGAACTCTGAAGTATGTCGACATCTTGCGATTTGTATTGACTTCGGAGAGTGAAGCGATTGATGCAGTGTGTCCACGACGCATGGAAAGAGTCGTTCCTAAAGTAGCCGTTCCACAACAGGAGATTCAAATGGAAGGTGAACTTGAAGCCGATGATACATTCAATGCATTGATGGGATTTGAAGAAGAGGAAGAAGTAGTCGAATCGGTTCCAACCGGTCAGAAATCTAAAAAGGTGAAGGTTCAGCCACGAGGTATGGGCACTTACAACTTCTTCAACAACCGGCTTCAAAAGTTTGACCCTGCAACCTTTGATAAGTCTATCTATCCTTCCAAGTGCGATAAACCTAAACAAGCCATCGTATTGACAGAGGAAGATAAACAACGTATCGGTCCAGACTACAACTATTCAACCGTTCCACCCAATGAAACTTTGGAACTCAAAGACCCCGATGGAACTGTGATTTGCCCTCCATATTGGTGTATTCGTGATGAACTTCCTTTGCGAGAAGACCAACTTGTGGTGAAGGAAGACGCATTACATTGTCCTGTCTGTGACGGTAAGGTTCGAACCACAGACGATTTGGATACCTTAGAGTTCACCGTCATCAAACGAGATACGTACGCAAAGTATCCAGATTACATCAAGTCACTCTCGTCCATCAACAAACGCAAAATCCCTTGCTGTTTCCAAACTCCTCGGGCAGCGACCGAAGTGTTGATTCCCAAAGAAGAAGCAACCTATGTCTTGGACTCAACTACAACTCAAATCCCTGCTTTACGATTTGCCTACCTGTCACCCGAACTAGGAAGTCAACTCTCCATTGAAACAGATTATGCAAACTCAGTCAAGAAAGGCCGTCTTTCTTCAGGTGAATCGGATTACTTCCGAATCGGTGTAGGTCGTCCTTCGAAAACCTTACCTATTTTATTGAATGATAAAACCTCCATTCCACGCCCTCGCGATGCAAAAGACAACCTTATGCAATGTTCCTTCTTCCGAACATGGAAAGACCGTAAAGAGGGTGAGACACAAGTGGACCGAATTGTTGCGTCCATTGATACTGCCTATCAGAACGGAGACCTTGGAATACTTGAAGAACTAGAATATGTAACAACCTTTTTGAAATGTGAAGTCATTCGGATTGAAGGAGGACAAGTAGTGTGTGGATTCTGGTCGGATTCAGGAGGTGCGACTTCACGCACGATTGTATTGATAGGTACTTCATTGTTAGCCTATGTATCGCGTGTTAAAGATAAGAAGTCTTACAAGTCCGAGTTCACAACCGACCTTCGTAAACCTGTCTTCAAAGCAACATTACCGATTGTGCGTGACCGACATATTCGAGCCTGTGCAGTGAATGCTCCCGTCTTAGCCGATGCAATTGCAGAACTTCAACTCAAGAATGAAGCGTCCTATCAAGTTGTCTTAGACCCATTCAAACGTATTCAAGCAGTGTTTGTTCCCAAGAAGATTCTACTTCCCGTTCAACCTTCCAATACAAAGCCGGACGCAGGAGTTCCAGTAGTCGAAGGCTATGCAGACATTCCAAAGGAAGACCTTCCATCGGGAGCCTTAGTGCGTGCGTTTCTCAAAGACACTAAACATGCAAAGTTCAAGGTCCAAGCCGACATTCACGATGTAGCTGGAAGAATCGTCGAACTTGAACTCACCTCTGGATTCAGAGTTCCGATTGTGCCCGAGGAGTCAGAAGGAACAGCAGAGGAAGTGATTGAAACCGTTCAACAGTTCAATGAAAAAACACTAGTCGATGGAGCTCCGAATGCAGCCGACTTGCAACTTGCTCAAACCATCACCTATTCCTCCGAGATTTACGAGTTCTTATTGTTCTCGTTGTCCAAAGACATTCAAACAGGACCGGATGGAGCCATCTTAGACCCGACCTATCAAGTGCTTCGGAATGCAATCATCAATCGTGGTGCAGCCCTCTACAAAGAGTTGACCAAATGGTTCAAAGCAGAAGCCTATGAAGACACGACTAAAACTCCTATTGAGTTTGTGAATAAAGTGCGAACACCGTGTGGACAGTTCACAGACAAAGACAAGTGTTCCAAATCCTCTTTGTGTGGCTGGCATAAGAACACTTGCAAGATTCGAGTCAAGCCCAGTGTTGAAAAAGAAGCAGTTCTCAAACGAATCGTCAAGACACTCCGCGATAACGACAAACAGCGTGCGCTGGTTCTCGATGGTCGGTTGTCACCTTTTTTTAGTACGATTTTATATTTGGAGATGCCTCACGAGTTGATTACAACGACGATTTAAAACTACTTATCATATTCAGTATGGCATTTCTTACACAAAACCCATAGCGGAATATGTTCATGTTCTTCTACGAAGGCTCGTATAAAGTCTTTTTGTTTTATTGGTTGAGTTTCATCTGGACGAATACGATGTAATGCTGCGAATGCGACATCTGTTCTAGAAACACATCTATCATGAGCTCTATCATACTGCGTGGCTGTTGTTGAAGCGCAATGTTCACATTTTTTTATCGAATACACCCAACCTTTAAAGAATGACTGAATTATATTACGAAGTTCACCCATTAAAGATCGAACGATAACTTCATTGGAATCTACAAGTGTCAGACCGTATTTATCAAACTGTTTGCATTTTACTAACTTCTTACGTATGAAGTCTTTCTGTTCACTAAGTCTGAGTTCTTGCATAATGATATGAGTTGTAGCCATATTGCATACTATGTGTAATATACGCTTATTATAAATCCGTTTTGATAAAAAGAACAATCAACCTGGATACCCAGAATGATTGTTATTCCGATTGAGGTGGAGTATCTAATCGTAATAGGTCTGATATTTCAATCTCCTCTCCCAATGATGCCCCCATCGTCCTAAAAGAATAGGAGGTGGTTGTCCAAAGACTCGAATGATCGTACTCCACAACATAGTACTATCTTTCCGAATGAAAGTTTACTATCCGTTTTAAACCTTGAGGAAGTGAACCTTGAGGAACTTTTGGAGGTTGAGGTAGGTGACTTCAGTCTTGTCGTCGACTCGCAACAGCTTGGCAAGTGCTGCGTTAGGGAGGATTCGGCGTCTGAAGGTTGGGTCAAAGCAGCTGTGGCTCTTGACATACTCGGAGATGAACTTGGTGACATCGGTCTGAGATCGCTTCTCACCCGCCTTGAGTCCCATGAACTGGCAGAGCTCTGGGCTGAGTGGCTTCTCTTTGAGGAAGGCGTTGTTTGCACGACGAGCCTCCCAAGCTGCTCGTTGCTCTGGGTTGAGTGTGGCGGGGTCAACCTTGCGCTTCTTCTTGGAGTCACGAGCCTCCTTCTTGGCTGCCTTGGCTGCCTCCTGGGTGGCCTTGACTGCATCACGGACACGGGTTGTGAACTCTGTAGAGAGTGCCTTGAGTTGCTCTGTGAGGTTAGAGAGGAGAGCATCAGAGGTTTGTGCTGGAGCAGCGACCACTGGGACGGCTGCGCTGGATGAAATTGTTGGAACTACAATCTCGACCTTGGAGGCGGTAACCTTCTCCTTCTTGGCCTTGGGTGCCTTGGCGGCGGGTGCTGGAACGGGGGCAGCGGCGACTGGTTCGGCGGTCTTCTTCTGGGTCTTCTTATCGGCAGGCATCTTGTTTGTTTTAGAGACAGAGACTGTTGAGGACATTTCTAACGCGTTGGGTATGATTGTTACCCTCGGCGGTCATGTAAATACTTTTAACACCGATACAGAACGGACAGAATTGAAAAAGTAATGGTATAGGGGTCGCGATACAAAGTGATGATGTGAAGCAGAGTATTAAGACACTGCAAGATGAAGATTGTGTCTTTCTGGAAAGTGTTGGGGGTGAAGGCTCGGTTCCCACATAACATTGCGATTCGTTGACGAAAGGGGTCGGAGACGGGGATGACGGTCTCGATGTCTCGATGAAGCAACATAAACATTGTCTTGTAGTCGTTCCGTGTAAAGTCGATAAAGTGTTCGGGATAGACCTCGACGAACCCATAATCTGCAAAGTGTTGGGTCAAGATGTTCAGGCGATGACGGACTCGGTCGATAAACACTTCGGATTCCACTGGCACGGGTTCTAGGTTGCGTTTCTTGTAGCCCCAGATGGTTCGAAGCCGTTTTCGGGTCTCTGCTTTCAAGGGAACCTTTGTGTAGGGATTGACCGGTGTGTAGTTTCTCATGCACCATGTCCATAGTGACCCAAACTCAAACCACCAGTGCTTTCCATTCTCTTCAAATGAAAAATACTCCATGGGATGGACTCGGTCTTTCTCGTTGAAGGTAATGATGTCTTCATCATTCGCAAGACCTTTGCGAGATAACACTCCAAAGCCCGCATGTGATAATCGATTACGAACTAACCATCCACGAAACAATGCTTGAACCTTTGTAATCGGAGGTGTAGGATGAACGGCTACCCATAACTCTGGGTCTTTCATTCGTGCATGTCGTCCACACAATGTATGTCCAACCAATGCATTGGAAGTACAGGGGTCCTTGGAGCCTCGTTTTTTCACCGACGCACATTGAATCATTATCTTCTATGAACACCTTCTTGAAAACTGGAAACATGCTGTCAAAACGGATTCTCGGTTTTCTTGGAGTTCAATAGTATACCCCAAGCAAGCAACAATGTCTACAATCGCAATCGTTTCATCTTCTAACCTCGACATCAACAAGCTCTCATTCGGAGACATACGCCTCAACAAAGCAGGCGGCAAGTCAGTTCCTTTGAAGTACAATGGTCAACCTCTTCAGATTCGTCTCGAAAAGTCAGTCTACCCTATGGGTGTGAATGTAAAGGAAACTGAGAATGGCACAACCTACACAATGAATCTCACACTCAAGGGATGTGATGCACATGCTCAAGAGCGTGCTGGAGCTGAACTAGGCTCTACAGGTGTTCTCTACAACTTCCTACACGACCTTCAAGGAAAGATACTTGACACGGCTGAAGCGAGCAGTGTAAAGTGGTTCGGCAAGGCTAGGTCTCGTCCCGTTTTGGAAGAGATGATGAAGAAGTCTATCAGTCCAAGTGTTGAGAAAATCAACGGAGAATGGGTCGCATCAGGCAAGTATCCACCCAGTCTCAAGATGAAGGTTCCAGTCTACGATGGTCGTGTCGCAATGGATGTTGCAGACGGACAAGGCAGACCTGTCGAAGTCACAACTGAGAACATTCAGCAAGTGTTTCCCAAGCGAGTGGAAGCAAGCATCGTAGTCAGTCCAAGCATCTATGTCTCTGGACAAGGATTCGGTGTGACCTGGAGAGTCAGCTATGCACGCGTAGCACCTCCACAACGCACAACTGCAGCTCAAATCTTCGCAGATGAGATTGAGCAAGAGATTAAAGCAGAACCTCTAGCGGAGACTCAAGAGGAGGAAGAACAAGAGGAAGTAACGGTTGCGTATGTAGAGGCTCCATCGGCTCCTCCTGTGACACCTGTGCAACAGATTGCACCTGCTCCTGTTGCTCCTGCGGCTCCTGCGAAGAATCGTCGTCGTGTGGCTGTAGCCTAGACCAAACCGTAGAGTTCACGGGTGGATGATGTAGTTTGAAATCAAAATCCACAAAGAACGTTTTTTCCTTGTCCGGAAAGTCTAGATACTGTGCAACCATCTTACACCCTGCGGTTTGGCGTAATGATTTGCGACCACACTCGGTGCAGGTATAGACAATCGGACGAATGACTAACATACTGGGCGTGACAATGCGTACAGGTCCACACAAGCAATGTTCCAAGAAGCGTTCAGGGGTTGTCCATTCTTCATTCACATATCGGTCAAACACATGACGGGGTAGTTTGGACCAGAGTTCATCGTCTTCGGTCCATTCAGGTTCTTGAAGTAAAGTTCCAAACTCAGAGTCATGAAACCATAAGACTCGCATATCTGCATGGTCTTTCAAGGAATGTTCTGCACATCCAACTCGTTCGAGGGAATCGTTATACAACCAATACACATCTGCGTGGTCATACGAAGGGTCTCGTGTTCCGCGATAGACTTCTTGTCCATCCATCATCCAAGTATCTGCTACGACATCCAAATCATTTTCGGTGATGTCGGAGGAAATGTTCATGTATAAAAACTCAGGATGTAGCCGTGAAAACATTGTTGAATCGTGAGTTTACGCAAATGAAACTGAAACGCACACATCGTGACGACAGACTGTCTTGGTTGCAGAACGGGATAACTCGTGGCGTTTGCGTCGTCCCTCGGCTGCTTGAAGGGTCGTTGAACACTCGTCCATGTCTTTTTGAATATCATCAAAGTGTGTTTCAAGGTAATCTAGAATCTCATCCTGAATCGCCCACTCGAAGAAACTGAGTTGTCCGACCGTGGTGTTCAGCTCCATGAACTGAATACGCTTCCAACGACAGAATGGGTCAAACATCTTTTTGCTATACGCTTTGAGATGTGCTTTATAGGCGAGATACACGATCACATGTCGTCCAGTCTTGGTGACAAAGGAAATGTTATGTTTCTTTGCATAGTTGGTGACGAGCCAGTCAATCAATCGTAAACTTATTTTAGACTGGCCCGAGAGAATGGTCTTCACTCGAGCGAGTACTTCGGGACTACTATAGAATCCCGCAAGTCGATGTAATACGAGTTGGTCTTTGCTTTGAATCTCCATAGTGGGTTTAGTTGCGCTCATTGAAAATGACTTTTATATATAATGTCGGCAATGTATCTTTCATCCGTAGGGGCAGAACTTAGCGAGATTGAGCCTCATACACGCGAACTAGGGAAAGTCGTAGAGGAAATGAAGCAAAAGCTTGTGACTGAAGTCCGAGTGCTTGAAGGCATTGAGATTGAATCCTATCTCTCTGTTCGGACTGCTTTAGAAAACGAACTTTCAACTACGAAGCTTACAGAAGAACAATGGAAGAGCGCCTTACCGAATGGTTGCTCGATAACAGACCCCTCACAGGACTCAAAAGAAGAATCCGAGATTTCATCATGCTTTGCAGGACTCTTGAGCCACGATTGCCGCTTCGTCTACTTAAGCAACAGGTCTACGCCCTCGTCGACAAACTCATGCTCGGGGAAGTCGGACGTCTGTGGATGCGAGACCGGTGCTACGAACGTGTATTGCGAATGTATGGAGCAAACGACCAAAGAACCGACGCCTGGCACGCCAAGCGAAGTGAAATGATTACTGCCTCTGAAGTCTATGGAGTGTTTGGTTCTGAATCCGCTCGTCGTGAAGTGATGATGCGAAAGTTAGAACCTAGACCTCCCGGAGAAGGTAATGGAGTTCCAGCATTGTTGTGGGGCACTCGTTTTGAACCAGTTGCAAAGAAGATTTACGAAGAGAGAACCAAGTGCACGATTACTGATGTATCGTGTGTCCAGCATCCAGTCCACAAGTTTCTAGGTGCATCGCCGGATGGATTGATTGTTCCGAACAGTGATGACCCAAAGCGATATGGTCGTCTTGTAGAGTTCAAATGCCCTATCAGCCGTGCCTTGAAAGCTGAAATACCGCCTGGATACATTCATCAAATGCAGATGCAAATGGAATGTACGGGGATTGACGAATGCGAGTATGTCGAGTTCCGATTCAAGCAAGTGAACTATTCAGAATGGCTTCGAAGCACAGACCAGAAGGGTGTGTTTACAGTCTACGAAGATGGGAAGGTCGTCTACGACAAAGACATCTACGAGGATACGACTCAGGTAATCTATTGGTTACTGACCTCCATCAAAGAGGACTTTGTTCCCAAGGACAAAGAGTGGCTACCTAAACACTTGGGAGGATTGAGTCAGTTCTGGAATGAAGTGTTGGAGCATCGTAAGAACGGAACGAAACCCGATGATAAGAAGGCTATTGTGAGTTTAGACATTTAATTGAGTTACAATGTTTGTCCACAAACACCGAGGTAGTTCAATGACTGAGAGTGTCTTATCAAAGACGAATTGGTCAATGAGAGACTGAGTGGCTTCATAGTCATCGAATACAATATATGCATTCTTTTTTGCTAGGGGCAATGAATGAAGAAAATGAGACCGAACAGCTTCCTGTGTATGATCTGCATCAATATGGATCGCATCATATTCATGATAAGGGAGTGTCTTTAAAACTTCTGTTGCATCTCCCAGAAGAAATGTAATACGATTACCAAAGTGTTGATTTAAATAGTCTACTGCTTTTGGAGAATATCGAGCATCGTTATCAATACAGGTAATTCGCAATGTAGGATTGGAGAGTAGTAATATCAAGAGAGAGTGACCTAGATAGACTCCAACTTCCAGTAAATGAGATACCTTTTGTCCGACTCTAAAAAGAGCTTCTTGTTTTTTCAAGGTCTCAAGTTGATACGAATACTCCAAACCATTGAATAAATAGCTTCCCCAACCATGAATGTGTTCACGCCCAACTGCATCATATAGTTGAATGAAATGATGAAAGTTATCATGTAATACCTTTGCAGTCACACAGTCCTTATGCCATTGAACGGCGTTTGATAATTTGTCTCTTCCATATAGCGATTTATATGCAGGAACCAAGGGTATACCATTTGTTGTAAACGGCGTCTCACTAGGAATTGCAATACAGTTTCGACAATCAGGTCTACAATTCTCCAACACTTCATCAATCATTCGAACCTCATAGTTAAGACTTATAAAAAGTCTAGCAATATCGTCTACCCGTTCATCTATTGTAGTATGAACTTCATATGCAACGACAGGTCTACATCGTTTGATTAGTTCGAGTGCACCGCAAATCGCTTTATATTCCATCCCCTCTACATCTAGATGAATAAATCCAATCTTTTCAGTAGAAAACAATATATCTAGGGTTGTTGCAGTGGTTTGAGTATGACCTTCACCTTGGGAAAGAGGAATATAGTTATTGAACGCGTTATAGTGAAACGAACAATGGTCAATGTGTCCATTCGTATACAATGTCTCAACTCTATCGCTAATTGCTGTTCGTACAGAGAAACAGTTTTCAAGTGAGTTGAATCGAGCTATCGTATCAATATACTGACAATTCTCTTGACTTGGGTCTATCGCATACACATGTCCATCAATTTGCATTGACCATGGGATTGCATTGTCTCCTTTCCATGCACCCACATCTAGAATATCTCTACTACGGTCAATTACCCCCGTTGAGATGAAATGTGAAACAATACTTCTAAAGCCTGGTTCTTTGTATGGAAACTTTACACATTCATCATCGAGAGTAGGAAATGCAACCCGAACATTTTGGTCATTTGGAAACGTTAATGTAAACTTGCCACACTCGCGTATAGCTTGTAGGGCCAGAGCTTTGTTTGTAGACAACGCATTAGTAATAAAATATGAATGAATCGCTTCATGAGAGGTTATGACCTTGAAATAGTTCTGAAGGATTGAAGTGTAATCTCCAAATCTTACCGTAAACCATTCTGGATGGTCTACAAAGACATAATTTAGGAGCTGTTCATCCGCATGTGCAATCCCTCGTATGACCTGTTTTGAGCACTGTTCTAAAATAGAGAGATATAGATTAGGAATGTAGGATGCTTCAGCTGTTATACAAGTAGATGCAATACATGTGGACGGGTCACATATCTTTGTTTCAAGATTGTGAATCAACTGTTTAGGGTCACGATAATGAATATAGGTCACAGCAATCTTTGGATGAGGTGAGTTAATAACATCAATAATACGATGAAACTCCTTTAGAATATGACTGCCTCCAAAGTCAACCCATGCAAAATGTCCCGTTTGATATGGATTCTTAAGCGATGCAAGATAGAGTGCTATATATTTGAATGTAGTTACAAGGAAGTATGATGGACTTGTTCGAGGATTCAAAGACTTGTAGTTTCGTTTGACAATCGGGTATAGATGTGAATATAAATCATAGTCTTGAATTGACTTAACAATATAGGTTGTAGGTCTGATTCCTCGTATAGTTTTAATCATCAAATGCGTATTTGTATCACAAAACACTACCATAGGAGCATCTATCTCCAACAATGGAATCGCATGGTCTTTATAGAAGTCAATACTACGTACAGATGGACTCGCATCTTCAAGTTTTGAGATATCAAAATAGGATGTAACGAGAGTTGTTTTTGGAATCGGTAGGTTTGTAAAAATTGAATCGTCATGGTCTGCAGGATAGACATGAAACATATCGTCCATCATCGCCCAATAATTGACCTCCCATGTGATGCGAGGAAGATTTGTATGAACTAGAGTCATCTGGCGTTCATAGGCAGATGCAATGAGACTGCGATGTCCGACCCAAAAAGTTCCAAACAATCTCCAGACTGGACGCGTCCATACATCGGATAGTGTATATGTAGCGGAACCAGGACTTATAATACGGTCTGTTCTGAACGAAGTCGTTTCAAGTGTTCGGAGTATTTCTGTTACACGAGTTACATGTTTCACCATATGAAATGCCCCAAAGTCAATCCACGCTAGATAGGGTGTATCTACATACACTAATGCTTCCTTCATAACTCGAAGCTTGTTCAGTTGAATACACATATAGTGTGCACTATCTTTGACTGGATGCATCTGGCTAGGTAAAACAGGTGATTCGGGTAAGAACGATGTATCAAGACTAGTAGGTATGACTCGGACATTTGAAGGAAAGACTTTATCTGAATAATGTGTATCCAAAAAGAGAAGAATTGATACACCTGTAGATGCAAGTCGGTCAAACAAGTCAAAGTAGTCTGTATCGCTGCGATATGATGTAGCAGGTTGGAAAAACGCACTTACAAAGGTAGTTGATTTCATTTTATATCATTCAACAAGAGTCGTGTATATTGTTTACACACCAGTGGCGATAGACTCACAAATGTATTATCTTCGTGAGAATTCTCTCAATACAGAAGACCCTGTGTTTTACAAACTACGAAATGATTGTATGGTGTTTCCAGAAGATGCAGTCGTTGCACGAGATTTCGCACTTCAAGGAAACTATGAGCAAGCTATTATCGAATGGGCAGCTACATTGATGGACCCCTCTAAAGTGTTTGTAGACATAGGTGCGCATATTGGAACCTATTCTATGTATATGGCATACTTCAGTTCAGGAGTAGCAAGCTTTGAATGCTGTCCCAAGACCTTTAATCACCTTTGCACGAATATTGCTTTGCGAGGTCTTGATTACAAAATTATGCCGTATCGAACTGCATTAGGGAATGAAACAGGTGTGATTCCTTACTATATGCATTCTCCCAAGGATGGAGGAGGAAACAGCTGTATGCCTTTTATAGGTCGTTCATCTCCTACGATTCCTGTTCCAATTACAACCTTAGATTCATTCCGTCTTGACAACATTGGTCTCATCAAGATGGATGTAGAAGGATTTGAGAAGAATGTTCTTGAAGGCGGTCTTGAAACATTGAAACGAAATGGATATCCAAAGATTCTCTTTGAATCATGGCGTGAGTCACGAGAGCGCGAAGGTATTCCTGCAATCCAATTGCGTAAGGAGTTATTTGACTATATTCGTTCAATTGGCTATCGCATCATTCAAGTCAATAATTGGGATGAGATGTTTATTGCCGAACGAAACACTGACACCACTTCGACCTAGGACTTGCAAACTTCTTGTTCCATTCGTCAATGGTGTATTGACTGCCCATACTCATATTACAACGACCACAAATAGGAACTAGATTATCAACTGTAGTCTTACCGCCTTTGCTTTCCGGAATGTTATGTCCACATTGGAAATCAAAGACGTTGATTCGGTTCGTACACCAAGTCACTTTACACTTACTATCAAAGCGCTGACCGATTTGCTGAACCCAGACTTGTTCGCGCAGGGCTTTGGGTATAGTTGCTTTTCTGTTCTTTTTAAACACATCCGACACTCTCGCATGAAAGACCATACTTTCTTATACGACATACGATGTATATTGATTTACTCGAAAGGGTGTTTCAATCCCATTGACGCTGTGCTTCACGGGTATAGGATTTAAGTGATTGGTTTGTTGGTCATGAGACGAATCTTGAACTGCAATAGTTCTTGCAATCTGTGTTCGGTCTAAGAATTCAGGTTGGAATCGTTCGGTTGTTTTCATCATTACGAGGACGGCCACTAAGACCGCAGCCAACATTAAAAGCCACTTCGTCATTATCCTTCTTCACGAAAAAACGAACAGCTTTCTGTCTAGATGAAAGGATAAGTATGGACGAAGACAAAGCACTTGAAACCCTGCGAACAATGCTAGGACGCCGTGGTTTGGATACAAAGACTGAACGAGTTGTTACCGATGGAATTGAGAATGTGAATTTGCATACTATTGGAAATCAACTGGTTGTCTTCAGTCAAAAAGCCAAAGGTATGGTGGAGAGAGATGTAAATAAGATTGTAGACTTTGCGGATAGTAATGACTATACCCACGGCATCATCATTGTAGCCTTGGTTCCACCATCCGAGAATGTATTGAAGATCATCAAGCAGATGACCAAGACTCGGTTGATTCAGTTCTTCCACAAGCGTCAACTTCTGTTTGATATTACAACACATCGTGCTGCAATGCCTCATCGTATCCTCAAAGAGGAAGAGAAGACCGAAGTGTTCAAGACCTACAACATCAATACACCCGACCAGCAGCTCCCCTGGATTGACTCACAAGACCCAATGGTCAAATGGATTGGCGGGCGACCGGGTGATGTCATTGAAGTGAATCGACACAGCGATGTTGCGGGTGCACAGCTATACTATCGCTATTGTGTTCCGGATGTAAATATTGCGTAGTGACAATGGATGCTTTAAAAGCGAAATATAATACTCAACTCGCTGAATATGATAGGCTGTCAGCGGATGCTATTGAGACAGATGATGTAACTCAACTTCCTAGACTCCGTGAGTTGAATATTCAGATTGCCGCAACACTCAATGAGATGATTGCAAAGCTCACCTTTTTGAAAGAGAACACACCCGATATCAAATTAGAACGAGATCAGTTCATCCAAAAGCTAGGTAAGATTCAACGAGATTATAGTGGGTTGATTGCAGCTACAGACACACTTGAAACCTTGCGCCGTATTCGTCAACATGTGAGTTATGATGCAGATTACCAACTTCGGATCTACTTATTGTTCTTTTTACTACTTGCTCTCTGCATTGTCTTCTATGTGATGTTCATGGCTCAAAAGAAAGACACTACTGCTGCAAGTGCAAGGACTCCACCGATGATGGCAGCTTTGGTATAGTACATTGAATCATCACGAATAATTTCTTCTTTGCTTTTCATCTCACCTTCATACAGGTCATTTAACTTTGGACCTTGTGTGCGAGCGTCTGCAATCTCCTTCTGAAACTTTACAAGTTCGGGGTTTGTTTTTTCATAGTTCTTCGCAAAGTTGTCGATGAAATTAGAGTCAGTTTGAATACTTTGCTGTAAGGTTTTGAGGTAGTCGTTCAACCATTTTTCAGCTACATCTGCTTGTTGTTTATAGGTTGATTGTCCAGTCACCTTATACTCCAACAAACTCAATTTGTATCGTGTCAATACAGTTTCAAACTCGCTCGCCATTATCTTGTTTGTTAGTAAACAAAATGCCCGTCAGTTCTTTCCTTGAACTCAACACACCAAGACATGTCCGTCTAACCACCGATGCATCCGAACATACCCGTTATGTTCGTATGGCTGCTACAGTTGCGCCTTACATTGGCAATGGTGTTTCAGCTGCACCTACATTAGGATGGAAGTCTAATGAAGTTTCAACCTCTGCTCGTTTAGTGGCTCCATTGTATGGAATTCTCAACGGTTTTCTCCCGAACCGTAAGTAAGGGAGATGAGTCAAACTGTAGGTTGTCCACAAGGGTTTGAAAAAGGTGTGTTCTTTACATGCCATGCAATCTGTCCGCCACGATTTAAACATCAACAAGACGAAGGTGGAACGGGTCCACCCGTTTCAAAGTGCGTCCATATTCATCACAATCAAATTTTCTTCAATTTGACGTCCTTACCTCAGATTGAACCTACAGAGGAGATACCGCAATCATACTCGAGTGAAATGGACCGTATCGAAGAAGAACTCACACGGGTCGATGGTGAACTTGAAGATCTTGTTGAGTTGAATGAAGCGAGCCGACAACGAAGAAGATATGTTCGTGAGTTTTCTCGTATTGATTCAAAATACACAGACTTTAAAGATGCAAGTGCTGCAATCAATAAACTCAAAGAAGTCAGCGATACTTTGAAACCTATGCGAGCTGCAACTGCTCCATCGTCAGACCTTGAAAAAGAACGCAAGGCCATTCTCTCTATTGAAACACGTGACCTGTTCTTTATCCAATTTTCACTCTTCCTCTTGGTATTAGTCTTTTTGGCTTATTTTACACTTCCAACCGACACTGCACATGTTCTAGCATTTTTGTTATTATCTGTGGGCGTCTCCATTGGTTTCTTTCTAACAAGATGAGTAATGCAGTTAAACGGCTGGCAAAATTCGTGGCCGTTCCCTAAATGTCCAACTCCATTTGAAAGTACTGGAAATATGTCATGTGTGATGGCATGTCCGACCGAGCGAGGCTATGAACGACGAGCTGTGAATGGGGGGTTTCAATGTGTCTATAAGAGCGACCCCAAACATTTCACAACATTGAATACGGTCTCTGCAGTGCTTTTTCACGGGACAACACTCGAACAACTTAAATCAGTTAATCCAACTGCGTTTAGTGAGTTTAGTAGGGAACAAGATAGGTTTACGAATGAACTCGTAGTTCTTGATGGAAAGATTGATAAGGATACAAAACTTCGTGATGCATTTCAAAAGCTCCAAGATGCAGAGAATGTGCGAGACCAAGTGCCCAATGCCTATCAACAAGCGCGTTCCAACTATTATACTCTCAAAGAAGGAGATACATGGAAAGAAGCCGAAAAGCAACGGTTATTGCAATCTGAAGTCAACCCAATTGTTCAAAAGATGATAGAGTCTAAAAACTCTGCATTACAACAGTTTGAAAGTCAACGAAAGACTGTGGATGTTGTGAATGGGTTGAAAGACAAAGTGTTATCACTCAAAGACGAAGTGAAATATGCAGCCGATACCTTCAAGGACCAGATTAGTAAAGTCGAGAACGCAATTCAGCGTGAACGCAAGATGCGAACACAAAAGCCTGACTTGAACATCTGGGATTGGTTTGATTCAATCTTGAACATTCTCATTGTAGCATCCTTGTTGTATGTCTTGTATTCGATGTATCAAAAGTATGTAGAACGATCGCGGTTAAGCTCGTATGGAACTATCTACTAGAACATCAATGGAAATCACAGACCCTCGAACGGTCCTAGACTTTCAAAAAACAACCTTTTGCGGTCACATCCGTTCGCATGTTACGAAGGTGCTCCTTCAGAACATTCAACTCGGTCACGCAGATTATGCCTGTTATTGGTCTCTGGAACTTGTCTGTTCTGGACTTGTTCATACATTATGGATGGCTCTCTTTGAAGGTGCAGCCCTTCATGTGAATCGAGCTCAACCTGCTATCTTCTTGTATTTAGCGAAAGCGTATGAAAACTATGCACCGATTGAATCCAAGTATTCGTTGCGAGACATGACCGCTATTCGTAACAACATTGAAGTGCGTGAACTCATTTGCAAAGCTGCTGCAACCATTTCGTTCTGTCGCAAGAACAAGCTTCCTACCTTACCGACCATCAAACCTCAACACGATTTCGACCCAATCACTATTCAAGAGTCTTTGAAAGCACCCTCTACTTTGTATGGGAAATTGGTCTTGCGTCGTGACGATCCATTGACTGTTGCAGTTCCTATGAATGAGTTCGTCTATTGTCTTCGTCAAGATGTGAGGGATACAACACGAGCCTTGTATTGGATGGCGTGGGTGTATGCCTATGCTCGTGAACATAAGAAACAAACTAAACAGCCGTTGATTTTTGCCAATCGTTCAGACACCTATGTTTCGGTTGCACATGGGAATCATGTTGTATGGAGTTTCTGGGACGCAATTCAAAAGCAAGCACAACCGGTTGCCCGACCGTACATTGAAGTCTTGTATCGAATGTATTGCTTACGATGGAGTCCTTCAGACGCAAAGTCTCGACAGGCTTTAGTCACGACTGCGATTGTCTTGGTCTGTGAAGGTGTGACCTTGGACACTACACCCGTTGCGGGAGATTCGTTAGCCGTTGCAACGGTGTTGAATGGAATCCCTGCGTGGTTAGATGCGATTACGCGAATGCAAAAGAGCTTTTCAACTTAGAAAACGAATCCATCGGCCCTAAAGAAATATACCTTAAATGTTTCCTGAAATCTCTGCTTCAAAAGTTGCTGGCTTTATCGGTCTCCACAAATACCAGAACCAACATGAAATTGCATACGAGCTCCTCTGTAAAGACCTAGTTGGAAAGACGCGTGTAGCCGAGTTGGAGAAAGCACACAATCTTCGTCCGTATTCCAAGTTGGTCGATGAAGTTTTCCGTGAATGGCCTATTATGGACATTGTTCAATCCGGTATCAAATCTGCTCAACACACCGCCAATGTCCAAGGAGTGCTCAAAGAAGTCGAAGCTCAAGCTGCATTAGTGTTCGATCTTCGTAGAGACACACTTCCTACTGAACTCAAAGCACGATTGGTCTCTGAAGTTCGTGGTAAGGTTGCTAAACAGCGTGGACTCAACAATGAAGAGAAAATCTTGGACACTTACGAAACTGCAAAGGAGGTCAAGGTAACCGAACGAAATACCAAGACCATCAAGAAAGACTTTGGAACTTTCAAGTTGGTTGGACGATGTGATGGCTACGTTGCATCCGAGAATCGTATTGTAGACTCCAAAGACCGAACACGTGTCTGGGCTGAAGTACCGCTCTACGATGAGATTCAGTTACGATGTTACATGAACATGTATGACGCACAAGAGTCTGAACTGATTGAACGATTCCCAGACCGAACTACACGCCACACCAAGTATCTGAACAACCCTGAAAAATGGGGAGCCATTGAGAATGAGATTCGTCGTGGAGTGGACAAGTTGAATGCCGCACTTCACGATGAGGAAGAGTTAAAACGAATCGTTTTCGCGAATACAGTGACTCTTTCATGAACATAACACTATTGAACGAACTTCCTGACTCTTGGAAAAACGCTAAACCATTACGAACCTATGAAACTCGTATGATGTATCTAGGGTTTCGTCGATACAATGTAGAACAAAAAACCATTTCAAGTGTAGTTCGTGCAGACGATGGAACCTTCCAGTATGAAGAAATGCCTTTTGAATCCGCTGTCTTCTCACGAGGCTATGCATGTGAACAAGTTCGAGTCAAGGTGTATTCAGACTCACCTCGTGTATGGGTGGAAGAGTTGTCACCTTATGAACGAACGGTCTTTGTCCAACAACCACAGCAGACTGCTTGAACTTGACGAACAATCGGACTTTTGGATGCAAGAATCGCTGCTTCTACAATGACTGGAACAACACGGTCAACAGTGAAGTATAAGGCCTCTTTTTCCTCTGGAGACTTCTCTGAATCGTGGATGCAGGTTCGTAAGATAGATTGAAGTAACTCAAGCTTCTCTTTTCCTTTGAGATTTGCAATCTGCTCAACTTCTTTTGCGACTTGAATGGAAGAGCCAACAAGATTGTTCAAATCTAACTTTCCTTTAAGTGCTTTATACACAGCGTCCTTCGTAGCATGGAGAGGATTGGACTGCATTGCGGTTTGTTCATTCACGACAAAAGATGCCGACGAGATAAAGATGGACCTCCAAGAAATCCTTTCGGTCGCATTAGGCACCCTGATTGTAGTCGTCATCGCACATGTTGCAGTGTTCTGGGTTGTGCGAACCTTGTATCCTCCAACTCAAATTCAGCCAGTTTTCACACCACCGCCGATAGTAGTACAACCCGAACCTGAACAACATGTCAGCGTTCCAACGTATACACCGCCTGTGCCCGTGGAAGCCCCACGTCAAGAAGGGGAACGTAAAGGACCACCACCTGCTGAAAGTACCTCAATACGTGGGGAATCCGGGGTGGATTCTGCTAACACACGAGGATAATCGAGCCGTCGCATGGTTCGTAGACCAACGCGATACACCCGTTCCACTTCCCATCGTGATGGATGAGCGTCTCTTTTCAGACACCGTCATACGCGTCGTCCAACTCAAACCTTCCGTCTTTTTAGTCTGCGACATTCGCTATCTCAATGGAATCAATGTCTATGAAAAACTCTCGTATCAGAGTCGCCGCGTATTAGTTGAAAGTCTACTACAAGAATGTCATCATCCAGACTTGACTGCTTTATTGACCTATGATGAAATGCCCGAGGATGCGTCGGTGCGAGGATACGAACAGTATGACAACGAACCTGGCACGATGGGCGTATTTCTTCCTGTGAAAGAGTAAATGTCTTGTGGAGCTCAACAAGCAGGCCGTAGACGACGAACAATGCGAGGTGGAATGATGTATGGATTTGGAGCCGACCCTCTCACGGGCACTGGAGGTGCGGGTTTTACAGCGGTCAATACTTCCGCACCTGTCAACTCTGCAACAGGTCAAGTCATGAATGACCCCTATGGAACTATTCCAGAAACACAGGCAATGATAGGAGGTCGTCGCAGAAAGTCCAAGAAGTCTAAAAAGACCAAGAAGACAAAGAAATCCAAGAAGACCCGCAAGACTCGTAAGAACCGTATGCGTGGTGGAGCAGGTGTTTACAATGCAGGTTCAACAGGCACATCCTTTGTAGGCGGTATTCCAAGCTTTCCAACAGGTAGTCAGACCTACGGAAACTATGCAGGATACAACCCACAGATTCCAGCAAGCAATCCTCATGGCGTAGGCGCAGATGGTGTTACCCGAGTCTAACCACTGCATCGGCAAACACATAGGGTAAATACTCCAAATCGTTCGTAGTGATTTGTGGTCCACCGTGAATCGACATTGTTAAAAACATCTCCTGAACAACACTGCGAAGTGTATGATACTCTTCCCATTCACGCCATGCGGTATACGCATGCATGCTTGTGGAAACCACCATCATCAAATCACTGCCTCCAATGAACATGAGAAAAAGGGTAATGAGAGGTCCTAGTATCATCTCGTTGAAGAGAAGGACGCAATCACCCCAAGACTCGGGTGCATATCGTTTACGAAGCTGAATGTAGCGTTCTGCGATTTCAAAGGGTTTATGAATCATCGCGAGCTTCGATTGTTATTCCTTGATCTGGAAATTTGACCTCGTTAAACGTCCCCGCTTCAATGTACATAAAGTCTGTGCGGTCAGTTACTTGAATGAGATTGCAGAGAAGATCTAGTTCAATACGGTTTCCGGGTATAAGGAACTTGTTGAGGCTTCGAGTCAAGTCAATTTCAGTATCCAAGTCTCCAATCCATACCCATGGAGCTTGACCGTCTGGAATGTCGAATGGTGTGTTGGTCCATGCATGTGGGATGATTTCACCTTCGTAGAGAACCGAACATTTCTTATTGCCTTTACGGTCAACCCATTCTTCAACATACACACAATTTTCAAAGACACGTTTGTCCGTCTCTTCGAAGGGAATGTGTTCGTTGGATAAGTAGTATCGTGCAACTGGACGATGTGTATACGCCTGGGAGTATTTCAACTCGATCCAAAGGTCGTAGAGGTAAGTGTAGGTGCGGGCGAGTCCTGAGAAAAGGTTGAAGAGAATGGAGACAAGAAAGACAAACATTGTAGCGCTATAAGGTTTACATCATTTTTGATTTAGAATCCGTTTTGACTTTTCCAACCGCATTTGAATCCTCTGGAAGGTCACCATCGACTGCAGTCTTATCTAAGAACTTCTCCTTCACACCTCGGAGTATAGACTCGTCAAATCGTGTGGACATTGCAATGGCAGTGGCTAGGGATGTAATCAAGAAGGGAGCTGCGACCAAGAACCAGGAGACAATACCGAGTTCAATTCCGCAGAGAGTGTCCAACAACACAACGGTTGAGAGTCCAAGGATTGCCTTGATTGTCATGGTAATCCACATGCCCAAGGAAGCATCCAATCCAAGTTGGATGACCAAGAAAATCATGTATAAGAGAGCAGGTGGGCACAAATCTTCAATGAAACGCATCTTCAGGTATTACAAGTAATCAAGAAAAAGATGAACGATGTCGAGATGATTTGTCAATTAATCGGTTGTTCACAAGAAGAAGCTTCACAAGCACTCTTAAACCATGAGACACTTGTCGATGCGATTGAATCCCTTCTTCCTCCTGCTCCAGTCGTTTCAGGGTCAAAATACATTCCTCCCAAACCGATTGTAGATTCAGGTCTTTCACCCGAACAGAAAGAATTATGCGAACGAGGACGATGGCTTCAAGACAAAGTTAACGCTGTATTCTCAGTCGCCCATTCGAAAACGCTACCCCTGCCGGACGCCCCGCAGGAGGTTCTCGCACACGACCCGGTTCAGACGAACGTGAAATCTGAGATACTGGAGCCGATTCAGTCCGAACCACTACAGGGTTCCGTTGAGCAAACTGTTCTACCAACCCCGAAATTCGAGACGCTTCCACAAAGAGATCCATCTTCTCAATATGTTGTCTCGAATGTTCTCCTAGCTCAGAGTAGGCACTTTCATTGTCCAACGAACGAATCGCAGTAACCCATTCGTCAATAGCGTCGCGGTCACATCCAATCCCTACTGGTTGAATCCATTCATGTAATCCCTCGGTGCTTCCACCTGGATAGATTGAGTTTGGATTGGGTTTAGAATAAATCACTGGAATACGATTCAACATTGCCTCCACTGCGATACGACCAAAACTCTCATAGTAACTCGGAACTAACAAGATTCGAGTTCGTTTGAGAATCATACGAACATCATCATTGAATGGCACCCACTCTACATTGGACGGAGATGGAGGCACTTGTCGTTCACCGTAATATGGTAAGACACCCAAGAATCTGCGTTCGGGCATTTTACGTGCCATCTCTAAAAACTGTTGAACACCTTTGTTCAGATTTGCATTGACCAATGTAATACAGTCACCGCGAAACGGTTCTTGAATCTCAATCTTGTTTCGATGCATTAATGGACGAATGTTTGCAGTCTGTTGAATCTGCGAAGGCCAAGGTGTAATGTTCTTTCGATATTGTGTTTCCATAATCGAGTTGATAAACAACAACAACTCAGCCCAATCGTTCTTACTTTCGTTTCGAATGGCATTGTAATTGCCGTCAAAATGACAAGTGGCTATTATTGGACGATTGTAGCCTCGTGAGTTGATCTTACGCACATCGGGTAAGATGGGTGAATGAGGGCAAATCCAAACTTGAGACGATTCTAAAAACGACGAAGCAGCTGTGTAATGTAAAAAGCGGAAGCCACGATAGGTGCCTCCGTTGAATCCTTCTTTCGGGATTTTGATAGTCAAAAACACGACCATATGGCCGCGCGTTTGAAGTTCGGAGGCTAAATCTATGTCGTGCAAGAACGCCCCACATAGATCGGGCATTCTATTCGCAAAGAAGAGCACTTTCATTATATTCTACGCACTATCGTGTTTGAGACACTAAACGAGTGGGGTCCCCTCCGCGAGTCCATTGTTCGACCCAATGGTTCACGTCTTTGTAATCACTGGTCTTGACGGGAATGAGAGGTTGGTAATAGTTTGGAATCATTTTGTCCATGATGGTGGAGACATCCTTGCGGTTACGAGGAGGGGCAGAGCGAATCAATCCCGATTCATCTTCAACGGCCATTGGGTCACCACCGGATAAGAAAGGAGTGGTTGC